CTCATTTGGTAAAGATTGGGAAGAGTGGAATTTATCTGATTTAAAACACAGACTAAAAAACAATTGGTCATTTTATTTAGTTGAGGGTGGTTGGTGTTTCATAGATTGGAATAGACGATATCCTTATTTATGCAATCGTTATGTAATGCCAGAATATAGAAATAAAGGATTAGGAAGTGATTTAGTATGGTTGAGATGTAATGAAATTAAACAACAAGGATATGATACTGCTATGATTAAGTTAGAAGATTGGAATACGCCAGCACTATCGGTTATGAAAGAGAATATTTTTACTAAAATGGACTAAATTGATATTTATAAGTAGGAAAAAATTATGTCAGTTCAAACAAAAATAGAAAATTATTTAAATTATATCACAGGAAGTGGTGGAGGTTGGCCAAGTAACACCAATATTGGTATAGTTGGTGGAGTAGATTATATCATTGAGAGTGGTTCAGACGATATATACTTTCACGAAATGAATACTGCTTGTGGTATTTATGGTTCATACTCAACACAAATGTCAATGTTTAATAAAATGTCTGACTATGCAAATGAACAAGGTTGCACAACTGCCTATGTTTATGGACAAGATGACTCACGAAAAAGAAACCCGTCATCAATACAAGAGCCACTAATTAGTGCAAGTTTTGCAAGACACAATATAAGTTGTAGTTTTGAGTATGGTGATGATACAGGTAGAACATATTTTTCACAAAGAGGAAACTCAGACCACTTAGATAAGTTTCATTTGTGGATGCAATCACCTTGGTTTAGTGATGACAACTTGTTAGAGATTGTAAGTGGTTCGTTTAACAAAAACACATTTAGAACAATTTTATCAAGTTCACCAGTTAGTTCTTCTTTAACACCTTTATTTAATACAGGTTCATTTACAACATCTAATCCATATCATCCAGATTTTGTAGTGAAAGACGCAAGCGAAGATGGAACTGCACACCAATCAACAGGTTTAGAATTTTACAAATACAATTCATCAAATCCAACTTATCAAAATGCAGTTAATAGTGGTTCATTGATAGAAACTTATATAGTTCCAAGTGGTAGCACATTAAGTAATACAGGATATTTAAGCACAAGAAAAATGAACTATATGATGACACCTACGAAACAAGTATTACTTGAAGATAAAGATGAATTACCTTTATCAGAAGCACCTAAGTTTTTATTATCAGGTGATAGATATCATTTAAGTAATGCTCTATTGTATTCAAGTGTAAGTGGTAGTGAAATACAAATGTTTGACGGCTCTACGAAACAAGTTCAAGATGTTCAAGTAGGAGATGTGGTTAAATCATACAAGCCAGTTGGATTGCCAGATGAATTTTTTTACCAAGATTGGTTGTCATACTCTACTGATGATTTGAGTGGTTCAGTAGCATCAGGTTCAGTAGTGGTTAGAACTTTTGTTCATAATCATTATGGACATTATTTAGTTAATGGTTCTATAAAAATACCAGTTATGAATCAATCAATGATGAAAGGTGCCAGATACTTCTTGAAACAAGGAGACACTTGGACATTTGCAAAACCAAATGAAATATCAGTTGGAGATTATTTATTTGATAAAGACGGAAATGAAGTTGAAGTTACATCAGTTTCAGAAGTCGGAGAAGATAATCCATATTATTCATTAGATGTAGAGGATATTGATACATACTTTACATCAGAAATTTTAGTTCATAATATTCCACCAAGAAAATGTTTTACAGGTGATACAATGATTACATTAGCAGACGGAACTTATGAAAACATACAAAAGATTAAACCAGGAACAGAAATTAAAACTTACAATGAGGAAACTGGTAAATTACAAAATTCAGTCGTGGGAGAGATTACAAAAATTAGACACGACAATTTAGTTAAATATAAATTTAGTGATAATACAGAAATTAAAGCAACAGATGACCACCCATTTTATGTCGGCGGAGATTACAAAGCACCATTAGAGGTTGGTGATGAGGTTTTAAATGATGAATTAAACAAAGTAAATGTAGTTAAAGTTGAAAAACTTGACCTACACGAAATCACATACAATATAGATAACACAAATAACGGCAAGAATTACTTTGCGAATAGGGTTTTAGTATCAGATGAGTCAGACATATAACGACGATTTTAAATTTTCAATTCAAATACCTAACTTCTTCTCACCAGAAAAGTGTGATGAGTTATTAAAAGACATTATGGAATCAGAACAAGATGTGATTGGTTGTGTCGGAGATGAAAACGGAACAGCGATATTGCCAGAAATTAGAAAAACTAATGAGTGGTATTTATTTGACCAACCACACAACGAATTCAGACCAGACAAAACCAATAAAGATTGGAAATGGTTACAAGACAAAATGTTTCAAATGGTAAACATAGTCAATGATAGTGTTTTTCATTTTGATGTTGACGGGTGTGATGATGAATTAAAATTAATAGAATACACAAAAGGTGGTTTTTATGGTTGGCACACAGACTTTAACGCAGGTAGTTGTTCCAATAGAAAGATTGTAGGAATTGTTCAACTTACAGACCCGAGTGAATATGAGGGTGGAGATGTTCAATTCGGTATCCAAGATAAAGATACAAAAGAGTGGTATACAATGAACAAACTAAAAGGTTCATTAACATTATTTCCGGCATTTCTATGTCATAATGTAACGCCAGTAACAAAAGGTAAACGATATGTAATTCAAGAATTATTTGTCGGAGACCATTTCAGATAGGAGTAAAATGTATAAACCAATTGATATGGATAGTTTGAAGTTAAACCAAGACTTCAAATGGGTAGTGGAAAAGAAAAACTTTTTCTCACAAGAGGATTGTGATTATATGATAGACTATATCAATAAACAATCTACAAGAAAAAAAGGACACTACACAGGTGGAGAAGCGGAGGTTATGGACGAGAGTGTTTGTATGTTAAACATTAGTGAAGCTTACAATCAAAAGTATCTTGATAAGTTTTGGAGTGCACTTCAAATTGCAGACCTAACCACATACAAATATAATATCAAAGGAATATATAAAAACAGATTACAGGCACATAGATACGATGTAGGAGATTGGTATAATCCACATTCAGATTTTCACCCGATACAACAATTTAGTTCAGTTAAACTAACTTGTATTGTATTTTTAAATACAGATTATGAGGGTGGAGAGTTTTCAATATTTGACGGAACAAAAATAGAGCCAGAGATAGGTAAATTAATTATACACCCATCATTTGCAGGACACGGAGTTACACCGATAACAAAGGGAGAAAGATATTCTTGTGTTTGTTGGGGAGTGGGAGATACTTTCGTATGATACAAAACGACACATTTAAATTTGTAGTTCATAGAGAAAACTTTTTATCATTGAGTCAATGCCAGAAGTTAATGAGATACTTAGAAACAGGTGAAGCGACTGACTCAGAACTCGCAGGTAATTATGATGAAAACATTATGAACAAAGAGGTTCGTGATAACAAAGAAGTTAGTATTAATAATGAACAACTAAACAACAAACTAAAAATGGTGTTTGAATTATCTAATCAATCTATTTGGAAGTTTAAAGTAAAAGAATTAGAAAAAGTAAAGATACTAAGATATGAAAATGGTGGTAAATATAAATGGCATACTGATTGTGGGGCAAAAGAAACTTCATTGAGAAAACTAACCGCAATCGTTCAATTGTCGGACGAAACAAAATATGAGGGTGGTAATTTAGAATTTGGAATCACAGATAAATCAGGTAAAAACAATTACACGGCACCAAGAACGAGAGGTAGTATTACAATCTTTCCATCTTTTTTATCACATAGAGTCACACCAGTTACAAAAGGTAAAAGATACTCGTTGATAACTTGGATGCTTGGTGATTGTTTCGTATGAAGTTAGCACTATGCATTTGTCCACAATGGTCTATTGAAACACCTTCGTTCGCCATAGGTAGTTTAAAATCACACATCAAAAATAATAATGTCGTTGTAAAACAATTTGACTTAAATGTTCAAAGTTCTCTATATGTGAGAAAAATTAATAAAGATTTGTTTTATGATTGGGGTAATGATAAACCTTGGAATTCAAAAAGAACTTTTATCAATGAAGTTTTACCTATATTCAAAGACTTTTGGAACGAAAAAATAGAAGAACTATCAAAATATGATGTTGTTTGTTTTACCACTTACACTTCAAATATTATGGCGACTGATTATATTGCCAGATACTTAAAAGAAAGAAATAAAAAGATACAGATTTGGTATGGTGGACCACACTCTTGGTATTCTGATTGTGGTGGATTAGTTGAGGACGGAAAGTATAGAGAGTTTGTTGATGTTGCGTGTGGTTCTAATGAGGGTGAAACAATAATCGCAGACTTAGTTAATTCATATGAAAAAAATAAAAACTATGAAAACATAAAAGGTATTTATCGTTGGAACAAAATGACACCAAGTTTTCCAACAGCTTTACCAAAGGGTCGTAGTGGTAGAGAGCCAGTATTTAACGGAGATACAAGACCTATAATACTAAACACTTTAGAAAGACCAAGTTGGGACAATGAAGTCATATATCATTATGATAATTTAAACCAAGACACGACACTACCAATACAAAGTTCAAGAGGTTGCACTTTCAAATGCACATTTTGTAGTGAAACCAGATTATATAGATTTAAAAATAATGACAAGTTATTAAACGACATCAAAAGTTTAATCAAAGATACACAGATTAAAAACTTTTGGTTTACTGATTCATTGATAAATGGTTCTATGTCAAGGTTTGAGGACTTTGTAAATATGTTATCAAAAGAAAAAATAGATAAATTAAAGTGGGGTGGATATTTTAGAATACATAAGAAACTAAATGATAATTTATTAAAAAAGGCGGTCAAAAGTGGATTAGATTATATGAATGTCGGTATGGAAAATGGTGTTCCAAAGATTTTAAATCTAATGGAAAAAAGACAAAAAACAGAAACAATCAGTATGTTTTTAAAATCGGCATACAAAAATAATGTCCACTTTAATGCGAATTGGATACCAGGATTCCCAAAAGAGAATCATATTGATTTTATGACAGGTTTAAAATTTTTATATGATAACAAAAAATACTTCGGTAGAAATGGTGGTATATTTTTAATGCAATCTACTGATATAATTGACAACACACCATTGGATATCTACAAAGATAAATTTGATGTATCTAATGACAAAAAACTTTTTAATAGTTGGGTTAGTAAAGACTCAAAAAACTTTTTGTTAGTTAGACATTTAAGGTCATATTTGACTGAGGTTTTATTAAAAAGTTCTAACATCAGATTACAAAGTAGAATATTAAGAAACGCATTAGATGTAAAAAAATGTGATATTGATTTCAAAAAATATAAGAAGTCAAACTTTTTTGATACAAACTTTTTAAATGAGTCTTTTTCAGATGATACTAAACAAATAATAAAAAATGAAATTGAACTAAATATAAAAACTTTTTCTTGGTTGATTGCAAACGTGTCAAGAAAATCAGACATATCAATCAGTATAAATGATTACTTTAAAACTTATGATTTAAAAGACTCACATTTTTTATGTAATATAGATTTACAGACAAAAGGTAATAAATTAAATCTTGATGTGGATTATGAAGTTAAGGTTCACAAAGATGATAACTCGTTAGATAATAAGAACATTAATATAAAAGAGAACTTTCAACTAACATTAGATATAACTAAGTGTGGCAAAGATGAAAGAAATCATCATTTATATTTAGATAGTTTGAATTACGACAAATACAATATATCTTTACCGAGGACAAGTTTAACAAGAACTTATTAAAAAAATTACATTTTGAGATTTAAGTAAGATACTTATTTATATCTAAGGTATTGGGACAACATTACAGATGCGGACAAGAAAACTTGGTCCAATTATATGGTGCATAGATTTTTATCAATGAAAGCAGAGTGGATAGAAGTTGTAAATGAAATACAACAATATTGGGAACTGAAACCAAAGACGGTTTATCAATTCTATACAAATCTACTACCAAGAGGAAATACATACTTACGATATACCAAATCTAAAAAGAAATCTAAGATTGAAAAGTGGGCTATGGATATATTATGTGATTATTTCGAAGAAAGTTCAGAAAATATTGAAAAAACGCTTGACATTATGGGTAAAGATGTTGTATATTCAATTATATCAAAGTATGGTGTAGATGAGAAACTATTAAAAAAAATATGGACTAAATAATGCAAGTATATAATAATATATTTGATGAAAAATTACTTGACAATGTCGTAAATTATTCGTATAATCTATTACAACAAGATAAATTAGAGAAAAACTTTTGGACCAATCATAGTTGGGAAAGAGGAATAGTTTTGGATAGTTCAGTTGTGTTGTGCACGGACACACCAACAGAATATTCAAATGAGATTGTCAAGTCTCTTATGAAAAATGGTTTGATAAAGACAATGCCAGATAATATGTCTTGTATGATTTATATATGGACAGCTGGTAGTTTTATACCATTTCATAATGATGAGTTTAAAGATAGAAAGTTGGCTATGACTTTATTTTTAAATCGTGATTGGGAAAAGAATTGGGGTGGTGCAAATATTCATCACAATAAAGAATTAGATAAATATATTTTAGAGTATCCAGAATTTAATAAGTTATTAGTTAGTGATTTATCAGAAAACATAGAACACTCAACAACAATGACAACACCAATGTCGGATAACAGAATAACAATACAAATGTTTATATAGGAGTAAATGATGATTAAAGACACACCAAAGGGATTGCCAGATTCGGCTCTTGATTTTGAAAGAGAACCGACAGAAGCACAAAAAGA